GTTGCCGACCCCCAAAGCGGCATTGGTATTATCAAACTTGGTAACCGTTTCACCGATCATGTTATCTACATGAAAGACTACAGCATCATCTGTCAATCCCATTTTCCACCTCCAGACTTGAAAATCGCCCGGTTTCCGTGTCCCGCCAAGCTCCAAGTTCTGCATTATATTCCAAGATGCGCTCCTTGCCTTGCTTAATTTCATCAGGCGGGTCCTTGCCGGGAATTTTGCCATCGCCATAAACGAGCACCCTTGGCGTGGCCTTTACTATGGCCTTGTGTTTCGTTTCTGACATGTTCGTCACTCTCCGAATTGAACAAGCAACAAACCAAGGACGCCCATCAGATTGAATATGACGCCCACCAACACCCCTATCAGCCAGTTTTTCATGCCCTTTGCGGCTTCTTCCATGTCGCTTACCCTCCTATTAATTTCGGCATGGCGCTCATCGCAGAGCCGCTGGCTGTATTGGTTATTGTTAGTGATCCCATCCATTTTTCCCATCCTGCGACGTTGATTTAAAACTGCGGCGCCGGCCTCATGCCTTGCCAATTCAAAATATTCGTCTGCCGGATCAGACGTAGTTGATACTCTAAAAAAGAGTCCATTCGCAAAGCTTCCTCAAAATCACCATTATCGTTAAAAATCAATGAAGCAGCCCCAACGGCTATTGCTTCACCCCATCTTGGGTCTATCGGCTGATCATCGGCATTTACAAGCGCATCAGGCCGATAAAGCGCATGGACTTGGACTGTATAAATATCGTTTGGGATAGGCGCCATCCATAGAGTACGGTCAAAATACAGCACGGTCTCCGGCAACCCTGGAGGCTGCTCGCTGCGGTCTTTATACTTCTCGAAAAACCAACCCACATTGTGCGTAAACAGCACCTTCTCCCTGTCAACAAACACCGGCGGGTACAAAGCCCGGAGATTGGTCGGTACTCCATACTCGCCTCTGCCGACTTCAGTATTGCATGTAAAAAGCGCCTGCAAACTCTCCGGAGTCAGCAGGTCGGGCAAATGATTCTGGTAATAGTTGTTAATGTAGCCGTCCAACTCGGCTGTCGACAGCCTGCTTTCCGTGCTTCTGCCGGTAAGCACACGCACCCGCGAGCGTATTTCTTCCAGTGCCCAGGTCATAAGCCGTTACTCCACCGGATGACAAGAAAACCGGTTATGCGTGCCTACCTGTTTATGAACAATCTGCCCGGTAACCGGGTCCTGTACTGCCTGATAAACCGGATAGGCCAAGCTGTTTAAATGCCTAATCACGTCCTCCGGCAATTCATATTCATAGCCCGGCCACAGCCGATATGTTTCACTTCCCCAGTCCTTGGAAACGAAAGTAAAAGTAACGTCCATTTCCGGGTCTTCATTGTTCATGAATTTGATCCTGCGCTTGGGCCTTTTTACGGCCTGAATACCGCCATTTTTCGGAGGCCTGCCCGGATGTCTCTTTTCTTGGGTGATTGCTTCTTCCGCTTCTGTCATTATCCTTGCTCCTTTGTGGTTTTAATCAAGGTCCCGGCCTAATGCCGGGACCCTGTGTTTTAGTTTCTGGCTGCGATGTAATAAAGTTCGTCGCCGCTTGCCTGGAAAGCCGCCGGTATCCTAAACCCGTTAAATCCTATTACAGTAACGGGATCGGTTGTCTGCACCGTGGACGTCCCCAGGATGGTAATGCCGCCACTGGTTTTATCTACGAGCGAATGTTGCTGGATGGTTTCATCAGTTAAAACCTTATCTGTCCGTTGCCAAGCAACTGCATTATCATCGCCCATACCTTCAAACCATTCAAGAACCTGATCGGCATTACTTCCAAGATTGCTCCGGTTAATTACTTTGACGTAAGAGGGCTTAAATCCCAAATTTACATCAATAGCGGCACCGGTACCGGTAATCGCGCCTGTTTTAACTTGAAGCATAACAATTCTCCTTTTGGTTAGTGGAGGGGGTCATCGTTACTGATAACCCCCCCTTGGTTTCTATTCGCCTCCTGGCGCACTGTGACTCACATTGTCCAGGATCAACATGAAGTTGTCATTAAGAATCCTCGCAACGTAAGCCATTTTCCAGCCGGAGGTAGCCCGCTGGTTCAACGGGTCCTCAGTGCCTCCGGAACCAAAGGGCTTGACAATGTTCTTAACCGCGCCACCCTCGATCTCGGTAACTCCATAGGCGTTCTTGCCAACCACCGGGATTTTGTACGGATAGGTCAATTCTTCATCCTTAAAACCCTGGGTTGACATCAATACCCGGACCTGCTCGATTGAACCCCACTCTGCCGCATCTGCCTCATCCGGCTTTGCATACTTACGGACCGGAATCCAACCTTCTAGGCCCTGCCAGTCGTCAAGCAGCTCGGTATGACTCATGGCCCAATAGGCCGGGCTGACAGGCACAGTTCCCTGCCCTGTACCGGCCCGAACCAGGCTGGTAATAAACTGGGCGTCATTGTTGACCAGGGTTTTAATCGCGGTCTTAATATACACGTCAGTCAATTGACCGGATACATCTACCGTCGATGCACAAGCGCAAAGAATGTCCCGGCAAAGAGCATCACGGGTCTTGCCCATCTGTTCCAAAACCTTACGAATTAACATTTCTATTAATTCCTCTATGTTACCATAGAGTTGAGATCATATCTTCTAAGTCTAGCCTGAACCCCTTTAATAGGGTTCTGGATTGAACTTAGCCCCATTTTATAGAGATATTTTTGCTGACAGGAGTGGGAACAATATTTTCTTTTTTCGCTGTCTCTATCTCTCACGAAAAAATCTTCCCCACAATATAAACACTTTACAGTTTTTGCACTTGGCATGATTTTGTCATATTTAAGCTTGTAAAGCATGCTGTTAGGCAAAAAAGGCTTTATAAGATCGGTGAACTTATCAACGCTTTCCATTCTCATGTAAACCCGATAGCTTTTTCTGCATTTGCGAACAGTGCATTTAAGCCCGAAACGTTTATTAAGCCAATATGCCATGAGTTCCTGCTCTGCTTTGTTAAAACAGTCAGTGCAAAAAACAGGTGCCTGCTTGATTTCGTCTCCCCACCAGCTACCATCGTCAGCATACCAATAGGCTAATCCTTCAATAGAAAGCAACTTCATTAAATGAGAATCTATTGTTTTTCGCCCATGATAATAAAAATGATCCCGTAGACTGGTATATAGCGGGTGTGATTTTGTCTCGCAAACATGATGTTTATATTCTTTGCCATTCAAGGGTGAAAATTCCGAACGAACATTAACAGAAGTGAGCTCTTCCAATATTCTGACTTTATGGTCGAAATATTCTTTTTGAGCATCACAGTGCTTAATTTTAAGCAAGGCGTTTTTTCTGGCTTGGGAAAGATACCCGTCTCCCAATACCATTCCAATCACTTTGCCCTTATATTCCGTTCGGTTTACTGTCATCAAATATCTCCTGATCGTTACACCTGGCTTATGCCGCGGCTCGGTATTGTCCCTCGTCCGGGATTTTCACCGACTTTAAAGGGTTTATCCTCGGCAAACAGTCTCTACCGAGTATTTCTGAAAATTCAGTCAAAACCGCGTCTTCCACGGTCAGATCCACCCAGTCGGAGACGTGCAAGAAGTCTCCATACTCCTTAACCCTTGCGGTCAAGTCGGTTTTTGACGCCCGCTGGCCCGGAGGCGTCACGCCTTCGGTTAGGGGCGTGGTCGCGGGGGTCAGGCTGGCGTACCGACGGAACTTGATCGTATCACCGCTCTTTTTGCTTATATTGCGGGTTTGTGCAGCCTTTTCATGGATAAGAAAGGGCTGCGCCCGCTTGAGCAAAACGCGGTCGTAGAAAATTTGCACACCAGGATCAACCTGGGTTGTAGTAGTAAGATTATCAGGCATAACTTATTTCTCCTTTTTGTTATCCACGCTTAGCTTTTGTAATTTCCGCCTCCAGCGCGTCGTCATCGAGCTGGGCATAATAATTCGCCCTAGCAATCGTCCCTCCGCTGCCTGCCTGGCTGACGGATCGCGGCTTGCTCAGATTGTCCATAATTTGCTGGGCTACCTGATTATTGCCGCCTTGCCCTTTCGGTTGCTGTTGAGGCTGACCGTCGGCAAAATGTTTCGCCAGGAAGTAAGCGGTCATGAAGGGATTTTCGCTGTTGCTGATTGCGGATACCAAAAACTTGGCGTTTTCTAGTAGTTTTGGTATTTTTTGAATTTCCTGTTCGTAATCCGGGAACTGAACCATCATTTGAAGCTCGCGCACGTCCGGCCCACGCTGCTGAGGCTGGCCTTGCTGTTGCAGAACCTTTTTCATATCAGCCACGGTAATAACGTCGTCGTCGTCGTACTCTGCAAAAATGTCCTGCTGCTGTCCGGGCTGTTGAGGCTGCTGCTGGCTCTGCTGCACAACCGCAGACATATATTGCATCTGCTGTTTTAGCTGCTGGTTCTCGCGTCGCAGGGCGACAATAGCCTCTCGCGGATCGCCCGTGGCCTGCCGGCCTTCCTGGCCTTCCTGGCCTTCCTGG